GTTCCACTACCAGATACTCTGTCAGCCTGAGCAGAAAATTGAATATCATAAACACCTGCATAGGCAAATGTAAGTCGTGAGTTAGAAACAATACTTACACCATTAGAATCTGGATTAGTATTATTGTAAGTAATTGGGTAAGCAGTTGTTGTGTTTGCCGCTACTTGATCTTGGGTTGACCAAAAAGAACCCCAATAGCCTAAAGCCCCACCAGCGCCAACTGCGCCAGTGGCACCTGTTGCACCCGTTGCACCAACTGCGCCAGTAGTACCTGTATTGCCTTGAGCGCCTGTATTTCCTGTTGCCCCAGTTGCACCATTGGCACCTGTAGCACCAACTGCGCCTGTGGCACCTGTCGGGCCAGCAACGGTTGAAGCTGCACCAGTGTTACCTGTTGCACCTTGCCCCCCAGTATTGCCTGTAGCACCTATGGCACCTGTGGCACCTGTATTACCAGCCGCACCCGTGTTGCCTGTATTGCCTGCACCTGTCGGGCCAGTTAATCCTGTGTTTCCGTTTGCACCTGTTGCGCCCGTATTACCTGCTGCTCCATTTGCGCCAGTATTACCAGTAACGCCAGCAGCGCCAGTGGAACCAGCAGCGCCAGTGTTACCAGTATTGCCATTAGCACCTGTTGCTCCTATCGCCCCATTGGCACCTGTGGCACCAATTGCACCTGTATTTCCAGTAGCACCTGTAGCGCCAGTATTACCTACCGCGCCTGGAATACCTTGCGGGCCTTGTTGATTGCTTACAACAATTTCAGCAGGTGTTGCAGTAGTAGTTGAAACGGTGACATTGTTAGGTGTCTGAGCCGTTACTGTGGTTGTTGTAGTGGGAACATAAACAATAGAAGTCATTGTTATCGTGTCACTTCGGCTGAAACTACAAGTTCTCCCTGAACAAGTCGGGTTACAGTGCCACTACCTGCGACCATTTCAAGGTCATAAATATAAGTTCCTGCAGCAAGCAAGGCAGTTTGTGTAGCAGTTTGATCTAAGGTGATTGTGCCTGCAGCACCACCAAGAGTGATGCCACCACCTGCAGTAGTCATTGAAAGAACTGTCTCTGTATCTTCAACATCAACGCGAGCCTGTAGGCGTGCAGTGTAATTTGTAAGGTTAACTGCGGTGCCGTCAACTCTCCAAGTTAAAACAAGGTTATATGTTGAACCCTGCTCAATGCTTAAATCAAGTGTGCCTGCTGCCATTTGTTTGCTCCAAAATTAGGGGTGAATTACTTGTCTGAATTGATGCCGTAGCTCTTATAGGTTGGGTCAATCCACTTAAAGATTGGTGCTGCAATTGAACCTAGCAAAACTGCATATTCAGGCTTTACATCTGCCACCAATGCAAGCAAAACTGTGACTGTAGCAACGCCTACTGAGCGCAAGTAAGATTTGAATTCTTCTTTGAATTTGTTTGATACTTTGATTGCCATTTATTTACCCTTCAATCCTGCTATCAACGCTGCAGCTTTTGCAGGTGTTACATCAATTTCAATGTGCATCCAATCAGGCTTGGCGGTTTTGTAAGTGCCACCTGATCGCAGTCCATACTTCTTGCAAATTTCAAGTATAGCGATTTGCTGCTCTTTTGTGAGGTTTCCATCTTTATCACCTTGAGGATGATGGCTTGGCCAAATATCAACCGCAGTGCCACTGGCGTGGTTTGAAAGGGTGCCACTGCCACCGCGTACATCACGGAAGGCATACCCCTGCACTTCACCTGGTTCTAACTTTTCAACTCTTTTGTGCCACTCTTTGCAAGCTGCAATAAGTAACGGTGCCACCGCCGATGCGCAGCGCAGGCGAACTGGCCTGATGCCTGCAACAACTGTGAATACGCCAATGTTAATTTCAGATTGAACTGGACTTGCTGGCCATCCGTTGCTTGACTTCATTGTTCCCCCTAAATTACTTTTTTGCGAGCAAATCCAAAACAATTTGCATCTGAGCCTCTAGCCGATTGATCGAGTCGCGCATCGAGCTGCCTGAATTCGGTTTAAGTTCGGAAAGGTAATGTTTTACAAGCCATCGAACTGAGCCTGCAAAGGCCGAAACAATTGCAATTACAGATACGATTAAGCCTGCCCAGTTTGCTGGTGTCATTTGCGCGGTTCTCCCGTTATGAGTTAGTAATTAGATTTGTTCAGGTGTTGGTTGGTCAGTAAGTGCTTCTTTTTGGATTGCCTCGTAAGTTGCCAATTCCTCAGCGTTCATCTCACGCACAATTTGTTCACCTGTTGAACAATCAACAATTGTAATTTTTGGCATTAGTTACTCCCAAACACTGTAAATGTACTTGATGCAATAAATGAACTACTTGAAAGAGTAAAATCTATGCGATTAACTGTAGAAGTATCGTTCCAAATAGCCCACGCGTTTGCATAGGAGTTAGAAGTTCCTTGTCCTAATGAATAACGAATAGATTTTGGAGTTGATTGATTTGCATAATCAATAAGAATTTCAGCAGAAAAAGTAAGTCCAGTATTTTGAGTAGAAGGCGGATTTATGAGAAGGCTTGTGGTGCTATTTGAACCATCATTTTGAAACCTACTTTGAGCAGTATTGTAAAAACTAACCGCAGATGAATAATTTGAAGCAGTGTTGTTAAGTGTCATATTCAAATTAGGATTACCTGCTGCAGCGTTAATACCCGACAGAATAACCCTGTATTGCTTGTAAGATGTAAGAGATGTAAAACTTACTGTTGCTCCTGAAGTTGGAGATGATGTAGCCAGTTGCACCCAAGAGGTTATTGGTGCGCCACCACTGGTTGCTGGAACTGTAGTTGCACCCATTATGCAATCTCCATCCCTGAGATGTGGAAATTGACGGCAGTATTTGAAGCGCCACCTTTGATAGTCTTGGTTGTAGCCAATACTTGCTTGCAATCAATGTAAATCGTTGAGTTACCTGCAATAGTTGTTGCAGTATGGATAGCAATATCATCAAGTGCCATTGTGAAGGTATAACTTGTTGCTGATGTATTGGTTACAACAATGTTAGTAACAACGGTGCTTGTACTTGCTGGCACCGTGTAAAGAGTTGTTGTTGTGGTGGTGGTAGCAGCTCCACGAAAGAGTGCCTTTGCCGTATTTGCCATTTAGTATGCTCCCATAGTTGATGCAATGAACTGATCTTGAACTGTTGAATCTGCAGATGAACCAAGAGTGCGAATAGCACTGGCACCATTTTTTACAAGGGCCGTGTCATCGGGCGTTGGCCAGTCAAAAAATTCTGTTGTTGCCATTTTAATTGCTCCTAGTCATAAGTTGCCCAAGTAAGGGTAGCCCCTACCGCGTTCCATTGCAGGGTTGCCAATGTGTCAATCCAGCGGGATGGCCGATAAGAGTAAGTTTTATCCGTACTGCGAATTGTAATCTTAGCCATTACTGAATCAAATGAGATGTTCCAGCCTTCAACAAAGCCTTCGTAGGCGGTGTCGGTGATGGAAACTGGCAGGCCAGTAATTGAGATTGGCATACCAAAGTAAGTGTTAAGCATTTTGTTCAAAGTTGTGTTGTTGATGCTTGGGTTATCTAAGCGCACATCAAAAGCTGAAATTGAAGTTTTTGGATAGGAACGCATACCAAGATAAACGCCAGCAAGAGTTGCTGCATCCGCCAGGGTTGCAATTTCGGTGCCATAGGTGCCGCCAATGGTGCCGTAGGTGGCAATGGATGAGGTGTTGCTTTGACCTGTATAAGAGGAACCGTTATAGCCAATGTTGATGAGGTTAATTACATCTGAAAGATTGCGCTGGGATTGGATATTGTTTACGCTGATAAAGGCAGGGTCAATGGCAAAGTAACCATTTGTGTCAGCATCTATATTTCTGCGTTGCTCGCTGGCATAACCGATTGTGTTAACTGTTGTTTCATACACCGCACCCGTTGCCATCGCTGCATAATTGTTCACAAGCGTTAGTGCATCGTTGGGGTTAACTGGCCGTTCCATCAAGGTGTAAATGCCTGAATCAATCACATCAATGTTGGCATCAGCTTCAATCAAAATGCGTTCAATTCGCGCAGATTCTGTCTCTGATGGGTAAATAGTCGTTCCCGCAGGTGATCGTGAAAGGTTGGCAAATGGGCCAACTGAGGTAACAGTAACGGTGGCAACATCTGTTGAGGCGGTTGCAACCCGCATTGAACCTGCAACTTGGCTAACGGTGCCTGTGAAAATGGTTATGTTGGCAGTATTGGTTGCATTTTGAATTGTAATAACTACTGGGTCGTTAATATCAATGGGGAAGCCTGTGTTGTTTACATCTATCAAGCGCACAGTTGCAACTGATGCTCTTTGCTGGTCCCACACATTGTTTCGGCCAAAATCAACACTGAGTGCGCCGATGGCATCGTTGGTGTAGGCAACACCGTCAATGGTGACGGATGCAACAATGTTCCAGGTCATAGCAGGGTCACGGCTCGGCTGACACCAATGCCCTGAAAGCCGCCTCGGATATTGGTGCTGTTATTGATCGCCTCAACTACCATATCGCCTGACTTTGATGGGTCAAGGGTTGAAATGTAATTGTTGATAACTGTTGTATTGCTTCCGCCACCGTAACCACCGCTGCCTGAGTATGCCATATCTGAACCTGGGAAACCTGAAGATGCGTAATCACCAGCTCTTGATGAACCACCAACAACGCCACCAGTTCCAGGTATGACAGGAACAAAACCGCCTTTTTCCAAAATGGTATTTGTTTCTTCAGGGGTAAGTGGTAGCGGTGGCAATTTTGGAGTGCTTGAAAGAATTGAGGCATAGTAAGCATCAACTGCTGCCTTTGCGGTAATCCAGCCACTTGCAGCACTTAATCCTGGCGCATCCAGTCCAGGAAAATCTGTTTCAGCAATTCCAGTAATTTTTGCGATGTAGGCAACTACCTGATCGCGTGGGATTCCCCAAGCCTTTGCAAGATTGTCAATTTCCTCGGTTGTGATCTTGCCATCTTTGATAACTTTGAGAATGTCGGCATAACGCTGGGCGTTCTCATTAGCCTTCATTTGCTTTTCAATAAATGCAAGGTAAGAGGCATCAACGGCCTGAATTGCGAGGTTTTGTTGCTTAATCAGATTCAGGCGTGCAGCTTCAAGTTGGATTGGGTCAGTCTCTGTAGTTGCCTTAACGCCGAACTCATCTTGTAATTGCTTTTGAACCTTGAGTGAAAGTAACTGTTCAGCGGTAAGTTTTTTAACCGCAGCAGCGTTTCTACCTGTAACAGTAGTGTTTGTGTTAACAACTCTATTTAACCCTGTCATTTGCTTGCCAGTAGTCATTGAAATGTTGCCCATACCCTTGAAGGCAGTTGTTGCCTTCGTAGTATCTTTGCTGGATTTAATCATTGCAAGGCCAAGCCCACCTGCAGTTGCAGCAAATACACCAATGGCGGCAGCGGCAGCAAGGGCAGAAACACCGCCTGTTGCAAAAGCGGTTGCAGTACCAGCGGCGGTGGCGGTTACGGCTTGACGGGTAAATGCAGCACTTAAAAGGCCAATTGCGGTAATAAGGGCATAAACCTTTGAAGCCACATACATACTGGCAACAAGTCCAGCAAAGACTTTTACTGTGGTCATATTGCGTGAAATGAAATCAATAAAAGCAAAAGTGGCTTTGCCAAGTGCAATAGCATTTTCGGCAGCAGTTTTCAAGCCAGCAGCCAATTGATCTCGGTTCAAGTCAATCCACGATTGAACAACTGGCAATACATCTGTGATGATGTAATTGGCAAACTCTTTAACTACTGGCAAAAGTGCAAACCCTAAAGTTTCTTGAATTTCGCCAAATGCTAGATTCAAAGTTGTTAATGGGTCAGTTTGAGCCAATTCTTCAGCGGCTCCACCGTAGGCAGCTTTGAGAACATCCATTGCGCCAGCAAAATCTTTTGTTTTGACAATGTTATCGCTAAGAGGAATACCTAGTTTTTTCAGTGCGCCAACATTGCCTGTAGTGGCCTTTGCAATTGCGATGCTGACAGTTTGTAAATCTTTACCCGTTGCCGCTGCGGTATCAAGTGCAATTGCCTGAAGTGTTTGCGCCTGAGTTAAATCATTTGTGGCAACCAATAGGGCTGACAACGATGGGCGCAGGGCGCTATCTGCAACATTGACCAATAACTGTTGCTTTGAAATGTATTCTTCAACGGCGGCAATGGCCTCATCACTGGCACCAACTGTATTGCGCAGTGAGTTTGCAAGGATTGTTTGAGCCTTTTGATCTTCCATTGCAGCTTTAACTGCATCAACGCCCATTTTGACGGCAAAGGCCGCCGATGCTGCCGCCGCCAAACCAAATGCTTTTGTTGCTTTTTTGGCAAAGGCATCAAAGTTTTTGCCTAGTTTGTTTATGTCTTTTGCTGCAGCCTTTGAACCTTTATCAGAATACTGCGTGAGGATGCGAGCAACAATTGAACCAATAGCCATTTGTTATGCACGCTCCTTATTTAAGTGTGTCTGTAATTCTTTTTTGGCATCATCTAAAGCATTTTTTACATTTGCTTGGATTCTGTCTTTGTCTTTATCAACTACTCGCCAAACAACGCGAGATGCAGCACCAAATCTATTGCCAAGAGTTCGCAAGAATTGTGCGCTTGAACCGCCACCTGAACCTGGCTTAGTTTTTCGACCAGCAACTTCAAAGATTGAACCTGCTGCAGACTTGTTGAGCAAAGCACCAGCACTGGTTGTGTAATCACCCTTGCGAACCTTGCCTTGCGCTTTTGTCTTGGTGATCTTGCTTTTAATCTCGCCAGCGTTCCATCCAGGCCAGCCTGCACCACCGCGAGTGCGGCCTTTGGCAGCATCTGCCTTACGCCAGCCACTCATCGGTGGTTCTTCATCAATCAATCCTTTTGCATCGCGTTCAGCGCCAGCAAGTTCGGTATTGATCACTTTGTTAAAGCGCTTAACAACATCTTTATCAAATTCTTTCAAGGCATCAAGAGTTTCCTTAATGCCGCTGAGAACGATAACTTCTTGAGTCATTTATTTGCTCCGCGCTTTATTTCGCTCTTTCAGGAATATGATCATTGCTTCCAAGATGCCATCAGGGGCATCCATCAAATCAATGGGTGAAATTCCCGTTTCCACCGAAACAGCCGCTATTGAATAGGTCAGACTGTTTCGGTGGATTCGAAAGAATCGTTTGCCACCAGTTCAACTGAAATCAGATCATCTAAAAAGTCAGGGCCAAAGGGTTTTACTACCTTGCCATTGGCTTTAAGAATCTCGTGGCCTAGAAAGTAGATGTGCTCTAGCTTCTGTTCCTCGCCAAGTAGCTTTGCAAAACCCTTGCCGTACTTCTGCTCAAAAGCAACGATGATTCTTGGCGTTAATGAATATGTGCCTTCGAAGCCATCTTTGGTTTTGACCTTAATTGATAATCCATCCATTTGTTTCCCCCTAAGTTAGTTATGCAGTTGCTTTTGTGATTGTACCCGAAATTGGGAAAGTTGTACTTACTGTTGCAAGTTCACCCACGCCACCTGAAAGTGGTTGCCACTCTGAGATTAGCGCTGAAAATGTGTAACTTGGATTTGTTGGGCCAACTGATGTTGCATTTGGCTTCACAACTACTGTTACTGCAGTTCCCAATAGTGGGTAAATTGTTGCTTCAAGTGCATTTGTTGCATAATCCTGATTCCATTCAAAGGAAACTGAATTGTCTGCAAGGCCTGCAATGCGCTTCTTTGCGGTATCGCCAAAACCTGTGGTTTCAACAATATCGTAGGCAGTGTTCAGCGCAACGCTTGTGCAATATGAGCTGAGATCGGTGGTGCCAAATACAACTGACACATTAGTTAATACGATGCGTGGCATATTATGAAAGTGTCTTTGTGATAGCACCTGAAATTGGCCAGGTGACGGATGCGGTTGCTAGTTCTCCAACGCCACCTGAGAGTGGTTGCCACTCTGAGACAAGGCAGGTGAAACTGTATAAAGGCGATGTTGCACTTGTTGTTGATGTAGGTGAGACAGTAACTGCCGTTGTGTTTCCAAGCAAAGGATAGATTGTTGCTTCAACAAGTGAAGTGCCGTAATCCTGAGCAAATTCAATTGTTACTGAATTGTCCTGCAATCCACCAATGCGAGTCTTTGCCGTTGATGAAAAACCTGTGGTTTCAACAACATCTGTGGTTGTGTTGAGTGTTACGCTTGTGCCAAATGTGCTTAAGTTAACGCCATTGACTGTGATTTTTGCATCTGTTAATACGATACGGGCCATTTATTTTGCTTCCTCTACTGTTGCTGGTTTGATTGGTGCATTGCTCTTGAGGTGATCGCCAGCAACAAGTGCATCGGCATTTAACCCAAGTTCAAGCAATTCTTTTTCGGTGATTGCCTCACCCTTTTTCTTTGCCTCAAAATTATCTGAGGTGACTGTGTAGCTCATTTTTCTCCTTATCCCCAAATGGTTAGGCGGTAACGGTATGAAAGGAACTCAAGATCACCTGAGACATAAGTTCCCGCTTCGGCTGATGTAACGCGCAAGGTGTCGCAAGCGCCACCAAGAGTTCTATCTGATTCAATTGCTGCCTTGATTGAGTAATCCCCGCTGCCTGCAAGGTACTTATCAAGTTCGTTTTGGCCAGTACGCTCTGTAAAACGCTGAACCAAAACAACAACATCAAGGTTTGCCTGGTCTAAACCACGGGCATTGTTCAAATCAAAGGTGAAATCCAATTGGCCAACGATTGCAGCAGGTGCAACGGCAGGTGACGGGATAAGGTCATAAACACGCATACCCTTAATCGCCTGCAGGTTGGCTTTTAAGCCTTCACGAACTTCGCTTGGCAACATTACTTAGCCAACCCGTTGTTGCGGCGCAATGGGCGCAATAGCGCCTCTACATCGGCATCTAATTTGGCTGCTAAGCGCACTGTTCCAATGTCGGTTGAACCTGCAATGCCAAACGGTGACTGGCGGCGCAAGAATAGGCGGGAAGCCTGAATTTGTGTTGCGCTATTGACTTCAGCGGGTACGGCTGACCAGCCAAACACACCTTTAAGGCGTACAGATTGCGGCAAGTTGAATGGGAAAACATAAGAACCAACGGCCAAAATTCTGCTCATTGGCCAACCGCGTGAAGGATTATTGACTGGTTCAAACATTGAATCGTCAGCAGTCCAAATGGTGTCATAGGTGCGGTTGAAATTGTCATCGGTTGCAATCTCACTGATGCTCACAAAGTCATCAGTTGGCAAAATCCAATAATCGGTTGGTGTGTAGTAACGGGTGGCAGGTACACCAACAGTTCCATCCTTGTAAAAGAAACGGCCTGTGTAATCGTCAATCATTCGGCTGGCAGTTGCAATGGCAATTTCAATTGCAGCGTTATCCATTGAATCTTCAATGTTGAGTGCTGCCTTTACATCGTTAAGTGTGCAATAGCCGTTAGTGATCGCCACGCTTTGTTCTCGTTTCTACTTTGGGAAGCATTGCGCGTTCCAGTTGTGGAACGGCGGTAGCGGTTTCCTTTGATTTTACCTTAATTCTTAAAATTCTTTTTATGCGTTCCATATATCGTGCTGCCGATCATCTAACCAATAGCTCTTTGAGTGAGGCAGTATTGCGCCTGTGTGAACATAGATTGGAAATCCAAGTGAGCGAACACGGCGGCAAAATTGTAAATCTTCCCCAATCCAAATGCCGTCAATTGGCCCATCCCAAAACCAGCACCAACTATCGCCCTGATGTGGGTCTGCGTTTTCTCTCATTGATTCAAGCACGCTGCGATGGATTAGCAAACATCCAGTGCCTGCGGCATCTACCTGAAACAAAGAATCTTTGTCGTAATTGTTAAGCGGCAAGAAACCTTCAGGGGCATCTTGAAAAATTGTTGGCACTGGTTGTGGGTAAGGCTGGCCAATTTCAAAACTTGCAAAGACAAGTCCAGCAATTATTGGTCGCGCCATTTCGTGTGCCGACTCAATGAGTTTATCAAAAGCTGCAACTGACAACTGTTCATCTGAATCAATCATCAAAAGCCAATCAGAATTGGTTTCCAAAAACTGTTTAACCAAACGATTGCGTTGCTTTGATAAAAGCCCTGAACCCTTAACGCGCACAAATGGGCCAAGTCGTGATGATCGTGCCTGCGCCAACTGAATCAAACTAAATGCAAACCCGCCGTTGACATTGCCTGGGTCACAACTACCAATTGAAACTTTGTGTGCAGTTTTCATAGATTCCCCCGAATCATTTAAGAAGTAAGAGGCG